GAAAGAAATTTCTTCCGTTATGGCCCGTCAAAAGGGCCTGGCTCCTGAAAAGGAGCCCTTTCCTGATCCTCCCTGGATTGGGGGGATGGGATGGGATGGAGCCCCATACTTCCACGGCTTTTATAAGTCGGTGGAAGGATTGGGTGTCTCTCCGTTGTTTCGAGTACCGGTGGAGGTCCTGGCTCTTGCCAAGGACGTCCGCCTGGTGAAGGGGCATCTGGAACCAGAAGGTATTCTGGTCTTCCCATTCCACTTCCCTGCTAGGCAGGATCTCTCTTGGGGGGCTTATTGGGCGCTGGTGCAAGAAATTATTCTCGCCACCGCCACAAAGCTCCCGTCATCAGAGCCGCGGTCTCTCTTTTTTAGGAGACTGACGGTTCTACGCTTCATCCGGGCAACGTGGGACGCACTCTGCCTTGCACACCAAAAGGTGCGTAAGTGCAATTTGCGTGCCCACCGACCTGGTCCTCTGTGCTCTCGGCTACGGAGGAATATGGAGCGGTTCAAGGTAAGGCTGGTTGTACACCCCTTGGCATCGGCCAAGGAGGTCAAGCAGTCTGCCTCACAAGCTCGGGAGTGGTATTATGGGGGGCCAAAGCCCCGCCTGCCACTGGTTTCACCCCTAGATATGAAGTATCTAGGCCTGAACTTTTCTTACTGCGCGAGAGCATTGCCGCCCGCCCCCAAAGATGGGAGCGGTTTGGCATTACTCGTCGACCGGTTGACTTCCCAGCCGGAACCTGAGGTGCCTCAATGGAGGCCCTTCATCCGGTCCTACTTCCGACACTTTGTGCCAAAGGAGGAACCGGACTGGTTCACGGCTCCCAGTGCCCATGCGGCGCTGGGATACCCACGAAAGGTGGGGGGACACGAACTGGCCGTGCAGGCGCTCGTGCTGGCTGGCCTTGCCCGGAAACCGGAGCTCCAAGAGGAACTTCGGTCTACCTGGGTTAGAAGGACAGCCGCCAATGCGCGAGGGAACCAATTTCTCTTTGCGGACACCTTTCAAAAGGCGTGCGAAGAGGGGGTTCTCTACTCTTTGGGGAGGTTCGATCGACTGGTAATTATGCCAATCGAGGCGGAGGAAAGGGGTCTCAAGACCCGGTTTCCCACCTGCAGTTTAACTGCAGCGAACCTCATCCAGCAACTGCTAAGGAGAGGGGCAGACCGCATTTTGCAGAATGACCCCAGGTGCTCGGACCTCATTGGAGGAACCAAGACCATTTCCTTGGCTGGTTGCCATGGGGACTGGTACAGTGCCGACGCTTCTGCGGCGACAGATTACCACCCCCAGTGGTTGACACAGACGTTCTATGAAGAGCTATCTGTAGTCTATCCACAATTGGACCGATGGAGGGGATTGTTTCCCCTACTCTTCGGTCCAAAGGAAATCCTTACTTGCTCGAGCAAGGATGTACCCTACGGCCCATTGGCCGCAGGAGATCCATCCCTGCCTAGCTTGGAGGCAATCGGTGAAGCACTGTTCAATGGAACAGAGAAAACCGAATTTCCGGATTGGGAGTCCAAGGTACTGTCCTCATTTGAGGAGTGGTCCCTTGCAATTCGCTCCCTGCCGCACGAGACATCTCGGACTGGGCAGATGATGGGGGATCCCTCATCGTTCCCTGTCATGATGCCTCTCTCCTTTTTCTGCGCTTCCCACGCAGCTAAGGAGTGCGGCCACCGCTGGCGAGACAGGCTAAAAAGCCTGTCTCATCCCCACAATCAGCCTTGTAGGGCCTGCGGTGATGACTTCTTGGGGGCCGGGTTTACTCGGCCCATGAGGGACTCGTATGACAAGATGTTTGCCGCCTGTGGAGGGCGGCTCAATCGAGTCAAGTCCTTCTACCACCCAACACGGGGGATCCTCTGTGAGGTCCCTTATGTGTGTGGCTGCCCACGACCCATCGAGTCACTGTCCATTTGGACAGCGCCTCCCGGTGGGAGTAAGGGAGAAGTCAACTGGTCGAACCAGCTGCAATCGGCACGAGACCATAGGTCTGCGTTCGGGAGCAGCTGGGGACACCGGATGCTTGCCAGGAAGAGCCCATTTTGGTTTTCCTGGCAGCTCCTATTCGAATGGGGGTACCCTGTGGGGGCCCCCACCGAATATGGTGGGTTGGGGAGTCCACATACTGTTCGCCGATCGGAATCGACTGACAAGTGGCTCTCTTACCTTGCACAACTTCGCACTAGCGAGCTGTTGCAGGGTACCCACCTTGCGGTTAACCGTGGTCCACCCATGAGTGGCCTCTACTCCCAAAGACTTGGGAAGTTTTGGCAATGGGTAGACACAACGGTGGCCCGTGGTAGTTCTGCGAGGATGATCCTTCTGAGGAATCCTCCCTCCGGCACCGTGACCATTAGGTCCGGTGCACGTGAGGCCCAAGCAACCTTCCAGCCGATGTTCGTCCGGGAGTTTGCACCATTTGGGGCAATGCGCGGAATCCAGAGTGATTTCTGGTTCCGCCACGGGAATGCGAAGGAAAAGGTCCCCTCTCTGAGGGCAGCTATAGCTGCCTTCAGGAGGAAGACAAATGTCAAAAGGGTCAGGACTGGAAATCTCCAGTCGCTGATCCCGGACCTGATCCTCAAGCGGTATTGGCACGTGGCTGACCTAACCCCATATGGGACTGGTGCAGTC